CGAAGGATGAGAATGGAGCTAAATCTTAATAAGGTGCTTAATCACAAGCACACAGAGCTTTTCCAGTCCACAGCCCCTGAGCTCTGCGTGAGAGGCGGCAAGAATGCAGGGAAGTCTTACTCAATAGCGGATAAGCTCTTGCTCCAGCCACGCCTCCAGCCAGGCAAGAAGCTCAAGGCGATTGTTGTACGAAAGACGCTGCCGAGGATTAAGGCATCTGTGCTCGAGATACTAGAGAAGCGGGCCGAAGTACACAAGATCGAATTCAAGCTTAATAGGGCTGATTATGTGGCTCAATGCCTGGGGTTAAAAATATTGTTTCTCAGCATGGAGAACAAAGGCGATCACGAGAAGGCCAAGTCCGTGACAGACGTTGATTTTGTTTGGATGAACGAAATTACAGAGCTACGAGAGATTGATTACGATATGTTGCGAATGATTATTCGAGGGGGAGAAAGCTCGTTTAGTCAGTTAGTTTTTGATTTCAACCCAATAGGCAAAACATCCTGGGTGTATAAGCGATTCTTTGAGAATGGCAACGGAAGCAATGGCGTTCATAAGATTCACTACACGGTATTTGATAATCCTTGGGCTAAAGAGAATGAGATTGAAATTCTCAAAAGCTATGAACACATAAACAAGAATCTCTATGACATTAACTTCCTTGGCATGTGGGGTGAGCTTGAGGGCATTATCTATGATTGGGATATGGATACCCCGCTTCCAGAAAAGGTTGACGAGAGGATCTATGGTCTTGATTTTGGTTACAGCGTAAATCCAGCAGCCCTTATCCGCATATATCGCAAAGCAGATGAGTTCTGGGTTGAAGAGGTGATTTATGAGAAGGGGTTGACAAATCAAGCGCTTGGCAAGCTGATGGAGGAAAAGGGAATAGACAAAAGGGCTGAGATTTATGCGGATTCAGCAGAGCCCAAGTCGATACAAGAGATTTATGACATGGGATTCAACATCAAGCCATGTGTGAAAGGGCCGGATAGTGTACGAGCAGGGGTTGATTATCTCGCAAGCCTGAAAATCCATATCGTTGACGGCTCAGAGAGGATTTCCAGGGAACAGCGATCATATGTTAGGAAGCAGGATAAGGACGGCAACTATCTCCCTGTTCCCATAGACTTCAATAATCATGCTATGGACGCAATTCGCTATGGGATTTTCACCCACTGCAAACGTGATGAGGCGGCTGCGGTGACTCTCCCATATTCCGTTTATCCCGATTAAGGTGAAAACAATATGAGCATATTAGATATATTTGCGAAGCCTGCACAGATACAGGAGATGAAGAAACAGACCTCTTTGCTTGAGAAGCAGGTCATACAATACAAGGAAGTTCAAGAGCTTCTTGTTAAAGATATTCTCACCCTGCAAGAGGTTGAGGCTACATATGTTGGGAACGATTATCGGGACTATACGGCTGCGGTTGCGGCCATATCGGATAAATACAACTGCCGGGCTAATTGGGGTTGTCTGCATACGGGGATTGTTATTGATTTGCGAGCGGCGTTCATCCTTGGCGAAGGGGTCAAGATTATCCATGCCGTAGAGAACCAGAAAGAGGCAGAGCGAGAGCTCAAGTGGGCCGAGGACTTTTTCTCATGGAATGACCTGGACGCCGAGATGGCGCAAGAGATGGCGAAAGAGGCCGAGATAGAGGGGAAGGTTGCGATCAAGATGATTTATAAGGAAAAAGAATATGGGGCAGATTCGGGGGCAAAAGATAAGCCTTGGCCTGGCATGGTGTCTGCCCGATTCATCCCCTGGACTTCCAAGAAATATAAGATAACAGCCGATCCGAGTGATTACAGCCATTATACAGAGATGTCTTGGGAGGCATCGGGAACTTCTCCAGCGGGGAAATTAAGTGAGAAAGAGTTTATCTATAAGAAATTCGGCGGGCGGATAAATAACCCCAACGAGGCGCAACCGAAGATTATGCGTTGCCTGACACAGATAGACAGGCTCGACAGGGCATTGCGGGACTTGCGAGAGATTGATCACCTTTATGCGGCCCCAACGCCGGACTTTGAGGTTGAAGACTCAAAGCAGGTTGAGGGCCTTTTGAAGCACCTGAAAGATATTAACTGGAAAATAGGCAAAATGTTAATCCATACGGGACACTTTGAGATGAAGGGCGTGGATCCTGGAGGGGTTGCTAATCTTATCCAGGAGATCGAGCTAACCGTCAAGATGATATCGGGGGCAACGGGGATTCCCATTCATTTTCTTGGTCTGCTTGACCTGCTCAAGAATAGAGCTACGGGTGACAACACGAGAGAGCTTGTTATGGCCGCCACAGCCAGGGAGCGGAAGATATGGAAAGGGGTGTATGAAGAGCTTATCACTAAATCGATGGTCATGTTCAATGATAACGTCTACAAGCAACAGACCGGGGGAAAGCTCGATCCAACAAAGATTAAAGTCGATATCCCGATGATTACACAGGAACATTGGGACAGAATAGAGAAAGTGCTTATTCCGGCATCGATAGCGGGGATTATCAGCAAGGAACATACCGCCTCACAGATTCCAGGGGTGGATATGGACGCGGAGGAAGAGAAAAAGAAAAAGAGAGATGAGGAAGAGGCTACAAGGGCAAAGGAAGAGATGGAGGCGCTTAAAGCTGAGGCTGCGCTTCAAGGACAGCAAGGACAGCCACCGCAATCGCAGAAGGGAAGATATGAGTCATTTATAAGTGATACGCCATATATGTCCACTATTGAAATTCCAATCAGCGTGGGCGTGAAAATACCAAAAGGAATAACAAAAGAAGAAAGCGAGGAAGAAAAACAAAATAGATTAGCACGGAAATTAGGCGGGAAATATCATGATCAAAAAATTAAATATGGGGAATAATGTATCGATTCAATGATTATAGGTACAGGGATGCCGAAGATAAGCCTTATCAACGTCTCCTGTCCAAGATGTGGAGCAAAGGTTATGCAAAGTAAGCCGGTATGTTGTGGCGATCGAAGGAAGGGCTTCAAGTCTATCCTGATATGCCGAAAGTGTAATTTTAAGGTGAAGAACAAATGAAGTGGATCATAGCCATCATAGCGGTTGAGGCGATTGTGGAGATATGGCTTGAGTCTTCGCTATTTGACAATTTGCGAGTGTGGCTGAGTAAAAAGCATTGGTTGATTGATGAATTTGTCGGTTGTGGCTGGTGTATCAGCGTATGGGTAGCAGGGGTTGTCTTTGTTTTTGTCTGTATCGGCCTCTGGTGGCTTTTTATACCATTTGCAGTACATAGAGCAAGTAATTATCTGCATGACATAGGCGGGCTTGTTAAGCGCTCGGGATGGAGGAAGTGATGATCTCAACAAACGATATCAAAGTTAAGGATAGCAAAAAAAAGGTGAGTCCCATATTGACTACCAATAAGCTCAAGTTGCCAGAATTTGATCTTGAGAAGAAGACGTTTCCCAATATTGCGAAACGTGAGACAAGAAAGGTTAGCGGCATGATGACCCTACAGAATCGGGACGACATGGTTAAGGCTGCTCTGCCAAAGCCGAAGCCCGTGGCGAAGAAGAAGCGGCGAGCACGGAGGAAAAAGAAATGAAGATACGCGCAACGCTTCACGCAATGGCAGAATCCGAGATCATGGCTATGGTCGACAGGGATTTGCTTACCAATATCAAGACAAAAGACTCTTCCCCCATGCTCAAGGCTTTTGTTGTGGGGCACGAGGGCGAGGCGCAGGGAACCTTGCTTGGCGTTGGTAATGTCGTCAAGAAATGGTTCGGTGATGCCATAGAAAAACTCAGCAATAAGATCAATGTTGGCCTGAAGCTCTTTCATGGCCACGCAGCGACAAATGACACTGAAGGCAGGGTGTCTGTCGGTGAAGTTGTTGGCAAGAATTTACTTAACATAAAAGACCGTTTGTCATCGGTTGTGGCTTGTTGGATTTATCCTGAATATCGACACCTCCCCCTTGATGTAGCCAGCATAGAGGCTGACATCGATTTAGTGGGCGATAGTCAGGACAGGCTATATGTTGCCGATGTAAACGAGATAACCGGGATTGCAC